TTTAAGCTTTTGATCATCCCAATAGCTTATGTAGTCTTTTGATTTAAATGGAGATGTACAATATACTCCATCTTTTTTAAATTTGACTGACTCAGATATGAAAATCTCATTGGTTGTTTGATTGAAGTTGTACTCTCCAGGTTCTTTAAACACACTGAAGATAAAGTTACTGAACTCCTCTCTGGAATCAAAACTTGTGGTTGTCCAGTTGCCGTTTTCATAGGTTGGTATATCTTGATAAATTTCACTCATTACATGTCATATGCTAATCCTTGTCCACCTCTAACTTTACTTTGTTGTTCTTCTTGTAGATCTTTATATGCACCTTTAAATGATTGTCTAATTGCCTCGTAGTTCTTAGCAGCAGCAATCAATGAATTCATATTACCATCACGTCCGTGTGTAATAGGAGTAGCTTCCATATATCTACCTAACTTATCTAACATAGATGCAATACCTTTATATGCTCTAGATGTAGGTGTTTCATACATTCTCTGACAAAATTGTAAAGCTCTAAAAACTGTTTCATCTTCTGTAGAAAACTCTGCCCCTATCTGCTCCATAATAATCTGTTCTTTTTCCATATCTGGTGTAAAGAAAAAAGGATTTAAATCTGGATTTGGACAACACATGTAGAACAAATACATATAAATTTTTAGATGATCATCTGGATATTCATCCATAACATCTTTTAAAGCTGCTAATGTGTAACAATGTTCTGTTGGAATAACAACTCCATTTTGAACATCAAATAGTTTTGCAAACATTTTATTTCTTTTTAATTTTATTTCTATTATCATGAAGATAATGAAAAATTGCAATTACTTCATCTATAAGATAAGGTACTAAAATTGGCTTAACTTCTTTTAATATAGGTTCTCCATTATCATCTTTTTTTGTAATAGGATACCCCCAGTCATCTTCTGCCTCTATTTCAAAAGTTACATGATGAATAAATATCTTTCCTGGTTTTAATTTAGGATTATGTTTTAGTATTATATACATATAGATACTAAGCTGCAGTGCATAGTGATTAAAATTACAGTCATCAAGTAAATCAAGAGGAGTTGTCATTTTCTCTGATTTACCTTCCCAATCAACATATGATTCAGTGTCAATTTTTTTATTAGTCTTGTAGTCAATAATATTTACTTTACCATTGACTACTTCAACTAAATCTGATTGACCACAGATACCTGCTGATCTTAAATAGACCATATGTTCTGGATACACGCCTGGTTCTAATTTTTGTGTTGGAGCAACTTTTACACCCTCTTTAACTTCTGATGGTCTAAATACAGGTACTGTAACTCCTTCTCTTTCCATAGATGCAAATGAGCACAAGTCAACTTCTCTTTGATTATGATACCAGGTTCCAAGAGTAGTTGATCTTTCAGATTCTCCATTCCAAATCTGTTGAATCAACTTTGGTTCAATACCATACCATTTAGAGTTTTTCTTTTTACTAACTTTCTCTGCTATCTTCTTAGCATCAAATGGTTTCTTAAAATGGGAAACAAGTGTAGTTACACTTATCCAATCAATGTTACTGTCATCAATACTTTTGTAACTATGATCATCTGCATTAAATACAATCATAATTCTTCTAATTTATCTTCCTCTTCTATAGTAGCAATAGCATCCCATTTACCAAGTGGACATTCTGATGCAAGAGATCTGGTTTTAAAATTTAATGAGCATCCACATTCTGCACAACAAGGTTGAGTACCTTTCATAGCGCATTCTTTTCCTTTTACATCCATATGTTCACACTCATCACAAATAGAATATCTGAGTCTAGCAATCTCTTCTACAGTTTCATCTCTGATAACACTATTGGTTATCCCCTCTAGAATCTGTTTCCGATTTTGCCAAATTAATTTTAGAGTATTTTTCATTTTTAAAAGTTTTTCTTTTTAATAATTCTTGTTCTGCTTTTTTATGAATTTCTTTTAAAAGTTCTAATTTATCTTCTACATTTTTTTTATTATGATAAGCACCAAATGTTGAAGTATCATGATTTTTTAAAATTTTTTCATAATGGGGTATTGTCTTTTTTACCTTTTGAATTTTAACAACAAAGTGACCTAGTCCATCTACATTTATTCTTAAATCACTTAAACTACTTAGTTTTTTCCTTAGTGTTTTATAATAAGCTTCAACTAAATTTTCAACTAAATCTTCAGATACCTCAAACTCTTTTGTTAGTTCATTATATAGACTACTTGCTTTCTTCGGTGTCATTTCCTAAAAATTTATAGTCTAATAATATTGTGCCTTCAGTTTGAACTTTCATATTGGGATTAAGCATAATAAGTTTTTTATTACTAGTATCTTTAATTACAAGTCCACTTTTCTCAGCTTTATTTACACTATTTCTAACAGTTTGTGGTGATTTAAAAATCCAGTCTTCTTCAGATGAAGCATCAAGACAAAAATTACTTAGCTCAATTGGTTGATTGAAACTAAGTAATGTAAGACAATCAAGATCAGATTCACTCATTGCTATTCTATTGATATAGCAATGAGTTAAAATCTGAAATTTGACAATATCCCATTTGGGCATTCTAACCCTTTTCTGTACTTGATTAACAAGTGCCATTAACCTCTTTTTAATTTTTTACCTCCAGCTGGTGCTTGTGCTACAGGTTTTACCGGTTCTTGTTCTGGAAAATTGTCTTCTTCATTTTCTTCCATAGGTTGAGTTGCAGCCATCATAGTTGCATACTGAATTTGCATAGTTGCACGTTTATATCTTGCTTCTTCAATTTCAGTTAATAGTTTTTCATACTTTGATTGTGCTTCAAGATAAGGAAGAGACTTTTCATAAAATTGTTGCATTTCTGCTCTTCTTTCTTCTAACTGTTCTGGAGATAACTCCTGGTTCATTTGTTGGTTGTCCATGATATATTAATTAAAGTTTACACAAATATACAAGAAAAGTTTAAACAGAAAAGATTTAAATAAAAAAAATCCAGGTATACAACATACCTGGATTTCTATATATCTAGAGAAGTAGATAACTATCTATTCTTTATTGTAAAGTTGAGAACAGTTAAAAGATAAAAGTTTCTAGGAAGATCAATTTCAAATGATAGGAAATCAATACCTAAAAATCTTAATCTAAACATTAGTGTTTGCCAATGTCTAAATGTATTCTTCCAATTGTTTCTATATTTCATTACAATAATCTTTTCTGAAATTTCTTGTTAACGACTCTTCCAATAAGTTTACCTACTTTTTTAAGTAAACCATTTTCAGCATCTACATTAACTTCTGTACCTTCAGCAGTTTTCTTTACTTCAACATCAAGTTTTTTACTATCTAGTTTAAAGTGTTTTTCTTCAGGTGTGCTGTGTACTTCAACATCTACTTTTTCTGTGTCAATAATTACATCAACATTCTCACCTTCTTTTTTTGCTTCTACTGTGACTTTTTTAGTTTTTACTTCTACTTCAAAGTCTTCTACTTTTTTCTTTTTTGCCATTTTATTTTAATTTAGTTTTTACAAAGATAATAACATATCTATAAGTTCTTGCTGTGGAAACATATCACTTTTATCTTTACGAGTATTTGTGTGTGTCCACAATCCTTTTACTTTACCATAATAAGCATTCTCATTCCATTCAAATCCAGCAGCACCTTTCTTTTTGATTTCCTCAACAAGACCTTTTCTAACATCAATATTATCTCTTTCTGCAATAAATAAAATCCATGCTTTTAAAACAGATAATTGTTTATCAGAATATCTATGCCAGGTTTTATTACCTCTAAATGCTTGTGCTAGTTCAACTATTTGAGAAGGCATTACATTGTGACCTGTATATGTCTTTCCATTCTTAATAGGACCAAAGTTACATACTTCAATACCTACAGAATTTGTATGCATATATTGAGATCCATTCTCTCCCAGATGCCATCCATAAGAACCTGTAGGCATACATTGAATTAATTTACCATCATGAACTGAGTTACCATTAAGTGCAGACTGCCCACCTAATACAAACTCTGTAGCTATCTTACCTCTACTATCTCTACTCCACATATCTACAACTTGATAAGGATCATGTCCTCCAGCTGTATGATGTAAGAAAAGATATTCTTTTTTAGTAGGCCCATCTAAGTACTCACCTTTTTTAAGATGGTACTGTTCAATGATTAGTTCTGCTACTTCAGATGTATTTTCTGATATATCTGTAGATGCTAGTAATGATGCCCAGGTTTTGTCACCAACTACTCCATCAGGTACAAGACCTGAATCATACTGGTATTCTTTTACAGCTTTTTCTGTAATACTACCAAATACTCCATCTACTTTAAGACCAAGCATTTTCTGAAGAGTTTTTACATCTTCTCCCTTACTTCCCTTCTTCAGTGTTTCCATCTTCTATGGTAAGTTGAGAGGTTGTTGCAATTGTTGCACTGACTGCTGCAATATATGTTGCAGCTGTTATAACACCAACTGGCAAAGTAACTGGAGCAGCTATAATTGCTCCTGCAACTGCTCCTGTAATAATGGCCCACCTTTGTACTTTTTTCCAAAACTTAGGTGTTTTGCCATTCCATCTTTCTTTAATTGTTTTCTCCTTCATGATCTATTGGTTTTATTGGTTCATCTTTTATATATTTTGATAGACGTTTAAGTATTGGAGAATACTCTGTCCATCCTAATCTTTTAAAGTTTTCTAGGTTTGACCAGATTAAATTAATAATTATATAGTTATAAAAGGCATAGTGAAGCCATTCATACATATTAAAAGTAAAACCAAATATAGGTTTTATTTCTATATTAGTTGCCATTGCATGTGATATCCCTATCATTAGCATGTAAACAAATAACTTAAACCACCCTTTTCCAAATAACTCTGAGTCAAATTTTTTACCTTCTTTCTTAGAAGCTTTAAGTCCTGTATAGAATTCAAGTGCAAAAAGAAGTACAATTCCAATCCCTACTGGAAGTACTATACCAAATACTACATTAAAATAATATGCAAGACCTGCAAAAAAAACACTTACACTTGTACAAGTTCCAGCCATTTGAGGATGAAATGCACTTGTTAAGAAATGATCCATATCTCTATATCCTGCTGAAATTACCAATTTTGTAAGTGTTGTTTTCATTTTCAATAATTAAGCACCAAATGTTCTTATGTCATACTTAATTACAAGTCTCAATGTACCATTTCCAAGAGTAGGATTAACATCTCCCCATGTTCTTAATACAATAGGTTTATTTATCCATGTACCATTAAATTGATAGTTAACAGAATTAGCTGTATCAAGAGCACCTTCAAAATGTGTAAAGTGCATTGCTTTATTTCCAGCAGTTGTCATAAATCCTTTTTGCATAAACATGTTTCCTGTAGCACTTGGATTAATAAAGATATATGGATTGGCACCTGTACCAATAGTATACGGTGTTCCATTATCTGTAAACTCCATGGCAACTGAATAAATAGCATAATATTGATTTGCTCCTGGTGCAGGTAAAATTACTGCAGGACTTGATCCAGTACTTAAAATTTGAGCAGCAGATAAATTCACAACAGTTTCTGTTACACTACTTCCACCACCACTTAATTGTATTAACGTACTCATTTTAATTAATATATTTTATTTATAACTTATC